TAATATCTGGATGTTCTAAAGGTAAGTACGGTGAGAATCTTCCTCTACGAGTTGACCCTTGTGAAATGTTATCGACAACACTCTGAAACAAGTTCATAAAATGAACTGAACCAGGTGCGTGTCCGTTGTCCGTAATTGTCGCGCCACGACCACGAATGTTACCAAAGTAACCTGAGGTACCACCACCCATCTTACTCATCTGTCCGACCTCTGCCTGAGTGTATAAGATTGATTCAATGTTATCTCCGATGTTCGATCCGAAACAACTTACTGGTAATCCCCTTTTCTTACCGAAGTTTGCCCAAACTGGTGACGATAAGGAATACCATCCTCTACCCATATAGTCATAGAATTTATCGGCGAATCCTTCGATCCCTAAGATTTTCTCTGCGTGGTCAGCAATGACTCTAACTCTTTCGGTGGGGTTTTCACCCTCACTCAAATATCCACGACGAAGAAATACGATTGATTCTTCATTGATCCAATCGAATGGTTTTACATTTTCCATGTTGTTTTTTTATAAATTTAAAATAAGTCGTTGAGTGTAATTGATTTTTGTTTTTTACTGTAATTGATACTTCTTTTGTTAAAGAAATCAGTGTGTTTTGTTGTGAGAATCTCATCATCAAACCACTCTGTAGTACTCAACACCTTTTTATCGATGTTGAATGCATTTTCGATACCAATAGAATTTAAAGATAAGTTGAATCTGTGTTTGATAAACTCTAAAGTTTCTTGTTTTGATAGAAAATCTAAATCCCCTTTTTCGAAGATCCAATTGATTACTTCAATTTCTGACTCACAAGCTTCGTGGGTCGCATCGATTAGGTCTTCAACTAAATCTTTAGTCCACCAAGTTGGGTTTTCTTTTTTGATAAGGTTGACCAAATCAAATCCAAAACCTGCGTGGATGTTTTCTTCTTTAGAGGTTGCCTCCACAGCGTTACTAATACCTTTCAACATATTTTTATGTTTGTTAAATGACATAATAATTAGAAATTGTGAAAACAAGGATACATTCTCGATAAACATAGAAAACAATATTACTGATTCAAAGTAATCTTGATTGTCAACTGACTTGGAACTCAAAATAGATTTTTCAAGATATTTGATTCTTCTTCTAATTGCAGGAACCTCCAATAGATTTTCGAATTCTTTGTTGAGTCCGAGCAATTGAATCAGGTGAGAATATGCGTCAGCATGTCTTACTTCAGATTCCGCGAATGTTGCACCAACATTACCGATTTCAGGTTTTGGTAATCTTTTATAGATGTCACCCCAAAACGATTTTACCGCAATTTCGATTTGAGAGATCGCCAACATAGCACGTTGTAATGCTGTTTGTTCCTTTTCATCCAAATGTACCTTGAAGTCTTGAATGTCAGATGTGAAGTTGAATTCTGTATGTACCCAATATGAATGTCGGATAGCGTCAACATACTCCAATAGGTCAGGATACTCATAGGGTTTCAAATTTGTTCTTTTGGTAAAGATATTTGGTTGGTGTTTAGATCGGTAGATAATATATTCTTTTGCAACATCATTCAAACCATTATCCATAAGTTTGTTCTCCACCATATCGTGAATTTCATCTACGTGAGGTAGATGAAGTTTGTTTCCCCGAAACACACTTTTTTTGGTAAGACGAGCGATCTTCTCAGCCATCTCAACATCTACCCTACCTGCACTTTCCATTGCCTTTACGACCGCGTTTTTTATCTTATCGATTTCGAATGGGACTCGGTCACCACTTCTCTTAGTTACGAATCGTTGATCCGTTCCAATCATATCTATTAAATCATTCATTATCTATTCTTTTATTTTGTGTTTATAATTAACAAGATTAAACCAAAGGTTTTTCTCTTTGTTGTCTTTTTTCCATAAGTTCCTTGATACGATCTCTTTTTTGATCATCTCTCTTTTCCTCGAATCCGAGGAAGGTTACAGAACTATCGGTATCGATTTGCAATAACTCATTATTGAATTTACAGTTTTCGAAAATCACACCATCTTTACCAACTCGGGACTTGGTGATAGCAATTGTCGCCAAGTTCATTTCCTTTTGTTGAAGGGTCTTTGCTATGGAAATAATAACGTGACCTACCTGAGCCTTCTTGATACTACCACCCATTTGGTCGTTGGTTACAACGTCAGATGATATTGAACTTCTGTTACCCTGCGTTGCCGTCCAACCGACAACACTTAACTCGTGACATAGAGCCTCGAATCCTCTCATTACAGAACCTTCGCTTTTCCATTCGTCACCCAAGTTTTTATCAGGAACAATACAGTCAATGTAATCAACAAGAATCATATCGATCTTGTGACCATCGGCAATCATTTTACGGATCATATTCTTAATTTGAGTCATAGTATGAGTGTCTGATGCTAATTTTTTTAAATATAACCTGTTGGTCATTTCTTCCTTTACTTGACGAGCTTTTTCGAGAACTTCTTCACGATGAAAAGGCAACTCATCAGGTACAATACCCGTCCACATGGTGAAGTGTTTTCTCTGAATAACTTTAGGGTTGTCTTCAAAAAACAATTGAAGAACATTATATCCGTGGTTAAAAGCACTATTAGCAATTTTTGATAATACAGTTGTCTTACCAACACCAGTTGGTGCCAGTATAACTCCGATTTCACCCTTAGCCAATCCACCTTTTAGTAACTTGTCGAGACCACTAATCCCCATCGGGATCGGGTGACGGAAGTCCTCATCGAGCACGTCATCCAAATTGGTGAACACATCTTCAACTTTGTTGTTGTTTTCTCCGATTTGAATGGCCGCCCTAAAAAGTTCTTCTAACTTCTCATAGTTTTCGAACTCACCACTATCAAGGATTTTTTGAGACCTGACAATAGCCTTTTGTAGTTCTTGTTGTTTACAAAACTTCAGAGCCTTGTCCTGAACAAAATCACCACCATCGATAGGAGAATCCTGAACTTGTTTGATTGTATCATTGAGAACCTTGAGCATTATCTCCTGTGGGAACTCACTTTTTACAACCTGATATAACGTCTCGAATGAAGGGGAACAATCGTATTTTACATAGTATTCTTTCAGTAACTGAATTATTGTTTTGAAGTATTTGTTCTCGAAATGTGAGGGTTCGATAACATCAATAATTGAATGCGCGAACTCCTTGTGTAAAATGATTTGATTTATTAGTTGTATTTGAAATGTGTTTCCGAGATATTCGAAGTTCCTATTTGACATAATTTATTTTTCGTTTTCTGTAAAGAATAAATACACTCAAGCGAGGGTATAATTCATATAGTTAGTAATAAAATTTTGAGCTGAAAATATGTCAGTTAAGTGTCGAAGTACGTTTTTTGCTTGCTGACGTATGTCTACGGTGTATCTTATCTTAGGTGGGAAAAGTTTTGCATCCAAGATCCTATGACAAATTGTCTGCTCCCCAATTCTCACATAAAAATTGAAATATTCTGTGTTGTTGGTATTGTCAGTGTCTAAAATTGTGGGATCTTCAGAAATGTAAAATTGATTATCCATCATGTAGATAACTGTTTTCATTTTTTGGGTTTGCTCGAAAGCATCAACCAAATCCCTCATATAATCGTACAACTCAATAGAAGCACGAGCTTTGGGATTATAACCCCTTACATTAAAATACCTTTGGATTACAATGTTGTTATTCAAAGTGATGAGAAATTCCATCTTGACGATATCTTGTTCTTTCATAAAAATTAGTTTGATTGTTTAAATTTTCTTTTTTCTTTTCTTGTTAGTTTCATAAATGGTTGGACAAAGTCTAAAAAGGCTTCGTCCGTTTTGGGAAGAAACTTAAAGAACCCATCATTAGTCATCATTCTGATAAGGTTCTTCGACCCCCTTCCCTCAGGGTCCATCGATTCTCGATAATAAAGTTCTACTAGCTCCCTACTTTCTTCGGTAATCATCGGGTTGGATAGATCAACAATTTTGGTGTTGATCTCAAAAAATAGTTTTCCGAGTTCACCATTCTTTGATTTTCCCTTTGACAAATTATGTAGTGCTTTGTTGGTTTCATTACCTTGTATAAGTTGGTTGGTCTTCAACAAAATATCATCAACAGAAACGATGCTATCAAGTACCTCGGGGAAAAACTTCAGAAAAGTTTTCTCTCCTAATCTTTCGATCCCATCGATGTTATCACTCTTGTCACCCATAATCACCTTGACAGTCAGAATGTTTTGGTGGGGGATTTTATTACCCATAATAGGTACTTTATCTCCCATCTTATACATCTCTTTGACCATGGGGGAGTAGATGGATGTTGTCGAGTCGATAAGCTGTAAGAGGTCTTTGTCTGCTGTGAAAACAACTTTGTCTTCATCGGTTGCCACCTGACAGTAATAAGCGATAAGATCATCGGATTCATTGCCATCGACACGCAGTTGGCGTACGAAGCATTCCTCCAAATATTCTTTGACCCTTTGTTTCTGTATAAGATATGACTCGAATTTGAATTCGTTCATATCTTGTCTGCGATTTAGTTTGTAATTGGGATATATTTCACGTCGTTGACTTGAGTTGCCGTCACCGTCCCAAAAGACGATAATTTTGTCATAGTTGTATTCATCCAATTGTTTCCTGAGGGTATTGAGAAAGTGGAAGACCCCGCCGATGTGATGACCATCGACAAAGAATTCTCGCACTCCATGGAACCCGATCTTAAATAAGTTATCTCCATCTACTAATAAAGTTTTCAATCTTTATAATCTAATTGATTTGACAAATAGGGACACTATCGAAGGATGTCAGGGTCTTTCTCATCGACAAGGGAAAAGTCCCCGTCTGATCCGATGATCTCCTTCCAGTAGTCAGAATGTTCTTTCTTGTACGCCTCGATCGATGCCTTTTCTTCTACGGTTTCCTTACCCGCCAAAAAACCGTGGGGAGTGACAATAATCTTTCCATCTTCGTAACCCAATCCGTTGATGTGGTTTTTCATAACCGATATTTTAGAACGTGTTGCGAACTTCACGGTTCTTTTATCTTTCGTTGCAGTAATCTTCGTTGTGCCAGCACCTTTCTGATTTCCAAACAAAAATACCAATGAAGAATTCAACCAAACTGATTCACCACCTTTAGCTTTGATTTTCGGTTGACCAAAAGGATTGTCAGGTAATTCTACCCAAGGTTGATTCACAATCACGAGGGTGTTTTCAAACTTTGAGTCTGCTTTACGAGACCCTGAAATTCTTTGATTGATACCCATACCGATTTTATCGGCTAAAGTTGCTGCGTTGTGCTGCTTACCACCTTTTCCCTCGTAAGTCATTTTCGAAGGAACTGAACCGATAGAATCCCATAGGAACAACAGATCGTATTCTAACTCTCCTTTTTCTTGAGCATCTAACAAATCATTGATGTATTGTGTTATCTGTTCGATATAGTTAAAATTATTATTAAAGATAAAAAATCCGTCCCAATCGATTTCACCAGTTTCGGGATCTACCGCTTCTTGACATTCGAATCCCATCAACTGAGCGTGATCAAAACTCCATTTTTGTTCTGTAATAATAAATACAGGAAGAACGTTTTGCTTCTGAGCGCTCACCGCGGATTTGATAAGAGCGGTTGTCTTACCTGTATCACTATGTCCTAAGAACATATTGATGTGCCCAATTGCGGGACCCGGTAGTCCGACTGCTTCCAAGAATTCTTTTCCTAAATCAAAAAAACGTTGTGGTTTATATTTTGCCGAAGTTGAGAACTTCTTCTTTAGCGTTGTGAAATCAGTTTTTTTAAGTGCCATGTTTTTTATCTTAGGATGTAATTATTTTATTATTTTTTTGGTTAAAAAAAAGGACACTCTCACAGACAAAGAAGTCGGTAAGAATGTCCCGTTAGTTATTAGATCAGAATGGTAGATCTTCATCAGGATCTGCTCCTGTTTGTGGATCCATAACATTAGATGACTTACCTCCACCCATAGATAAAAGTGCATCGTCTCCGTATACATACTTACCTGTTTCAGAGTTCCAACGTGGTTCTTCACCACGAGCAATTGCTTCCAAAAACTCTACGGGTTTTTTCGAATACACATCTTGCCAAGTCATCTCATCTGCCAACCACTCTTTCATAGTTGGTTCAATCGTGTGGAGAATTGATGGATCATCGTGCATGATGGTTTGAATTGCGGTGTAATCTTTTCCGCCAGGTGTTTTTTGTTTCACCAATTGGATGATAAGATCACGACCTTTTTCAGGATCGGTAATATCACCTTTTTGTCTCCAAATTGGAATGATCTTATCGAGAATACCCTCGTTTTTGTAGTTGTGTTTGAATCTCCAAAATTTAACACCCTCTTCTTCAGCGTCACGATCAACAACCTTTACAATGTAAAATTTACGTGACTTGTATTGACGGGCAAGTTCTTTATCAGATTCTTTTCCCGTTGACATAAGTTCTTCGTGAACTTCATTCAAAGGTGATCTTTCGTTATCGTTCTTTCCTGGATCATAGAACTTCTGCCATTTACCTCCTACTTGGAGTTCGTGGTAAAAAACTTCTACGAAGGGTGATGAACCATCTTTAGTTGGGAGAATTCGGACTCTTCTTTGACCTTGAGCCTGACCTTGCGGTAGAATACAAGCGAAGTATTTCTTCATTCTTTCTTCCTGAGACATTCGGTTAGAATTGTCGAAGGATTGGGTGTTTTTCTCGTACTGAGCGAGAACTGCGTCAAGTGGACTGGACATATTTGTAAAAAAATTTAATTATTAGATATAGGAATTATATGCGAAATTTATTGTTAAGTCAAATTGTTCACCAAATAAAAAAGGATCACAACGTGACCCTTATAATATAATAAAATATTTTCATTTATCAACGCATACCGAACCTATTATCTGTAGGTTCAGGAACTCGTGAATTAAAGGACTTCTTAATATCACTCGGAACAATTTGTTCTACTTCATCAGATGTGAGGACATATTCGTTCTTTCCTGACTTTTCCATGTCTTGTTGTTTGTCATCAAAAAAATCGGTCAACTTTTGATGGAATGGACCTGAGTCTAAACTACGAAGTTCTAATTTTTCTTGCGGTGACTTAGGTCTGTATTTCTCAATCTTTTCTTCAATGTCATTTAGTTTTGTAACTAAATTTTCCATTTCCGATAATTTACCTTGAAGTCCTTCGAGTTGTTTGAACATCATATCGAAATATTCGGTCTGCTTAGATTCCATACCTTTTTGTGAGTTGACCAAATCGGTAATGTCTAACTCTTCAGATCCTCCTTGTGTTTCTGTTTCCTGATTGTTATCACCAATTTTTTCGACCTCAGTATCTTGGGACACATCGATTACCTCAGGTTTAGGAGTCTCAGCGGGTTCTAACATCGGATCCTCAGTTGGAATCTCGGTGTCCATCGTTTGATCTTGAGCATCAACAGCTTCCTGCTCTGTAATATATTTATTGATTGAGTTGTGTCTTTTCAACTCCTCTAAAATTGTTTTGTCAATTTTCATGTCTTATCCGTTTAATAATTGTTTAACACCTTGTTGAGTCTCTACTCGTACTTTTCTATTTGTTCTGATAGTATTATCAACTCTTTCAATCAATCCATCACGATCCCTTACAGTATAACAATCCCCTGTGTCTAAATCACAGACCTCGGTGTAACCGTTGTTAGAAGTTTTTTCACTATATCTTGAGTTTTTACCAAGATACATATCCAAGTTATCTTTAATATTCATAATATTTTCTCTATAAATATCATCAAAAAGTAATAAGTCCTAAAGAAATACATTTCTCAACACTTTCCGATGCTTGTTTTCTTATTGTTTGAACAGATTGTGCGTTTGCTAAGATCCAATTATTTCTTTGTTGTGTTGTTTGAAAACTTTTAGTTGGCCACCATTCAATCCATAACAAGACTAAACTTTCAATAAATAAATCCTTAGTATTCCATTTGTATTCAGGGTCGGAATTGTATAATTTTTTTCCATTTATCGGATTCGAATAGTAAGTTGAGATAAAATCTACTGACTTATCAAAATCCGAAAACACCGCATACGGAACTGATACGCCATTCGATGTTGTTCTACAACCAAATGATTCGTTGAAGAACTTTCTTCGTTCACCATAAGTAATTCCTGAGTAAACGGTTCCTCCGAATGGGGTACCACCCAAATCAAAGTCATAAGTGATGAACTTGTTATCATCATGACCATTTGCATATGCTGTGAAGAATATCAAACCTTTCAATATTTGATTATAACCTTTATCCTTAAGCAACTTTGACAAATCACCAAATGTAATTTCACGTTTTGATGATTCTACACCAACATAGTTTCTGTATTTTTGATTTGCGACTTGCATGTCCGAAATACATCTAACAGGATCTGCTGGAGTAAAGGTTTGATTTGTTTGTATGGAGTTTCCAACTGAAATAACATTTTTTGTAACAACTTGTGATTCAGTATCTTTTAGTCTCTGTACACCCAACACCAATTCACTCAACAAACTCTGATTTAAACTGAGAATTTGTTTAGTAATTTTTGGTATCGATACAACTGGCATTCTGAGTCCTGTAAAAAAAGTTTTGAAGTCTCCACCATCGATGACGTGTTCCACCGATTGTATCATATAAGGCCCATAAAACATCGGAACATGTTGAAGATTAAAATACATAGTAGGTTGTATCATAACATTACCCAATGATTCTACTCTACATTCGTAACTTCTTGTTTTATAGTAATTGTATAGACCAAGACTTTGTCCGACAGCTCGTTTACCACCAGCTTGTAGAGCTATACCCGTAATCACCCTATTTGATTCAGTCGTGGCTGCAGCAGAATTTTGATCCAATTGTATAGAATAAAATATACCTTGATTTCTATTACCAAAGTCGACATTAAATCCAACAACTTTATTGGATAAGGCGAAATTTACTTCTTCACCTGTTGATCTCGATAACGAATTCCTTCCCCCACATTCGAAGGTAAAGGCATCGGTCTTAAATCGGTAATCTTGATTTTCCTTTAAGTTAAGATGTTCGGAAGGTTTTCCTACAAAGTAACAAACTAACTTGGGTGATGATTCGCGGTAATCAACCTCAAGATAAGTTCCAAATAATGAATTTGCTAAATCCTGAGATGTTTCTGTCCTTGGTCTCTGCCCATCAACAGACTCACCTATACCCCAAAAATTAACGTATGCCGGCATTGGCATCATTTGGAATTTGTTGTCGGCAAATATCTTACTCACAAAATCAATAATACGAGCGTTGGTTTGAGCAGTGCTTGATAAAAAATTCTTAAGTTTCAATACATCTAAAAGAACCTCATTTCCTATATCTCTATTTGCACGATCTAAAAATAGAACATCTTGAAAAAGGGTTCTATTTTGGAATTCACCACCTGATATCCATTTGTCGTTGAAGGCTTTGAATGTTTCCCATAGTTCTAATTTCTGTTCATCTCCGTCTAAACCGGAAAGAATTGGTTTTTCATTAGATTGTTCTACGTTTGGTAATTGTTTTTGTAGACTAAAAAATAACTGTGTTAAAATTTGACTTACTAAGGTATCTTTATCGGTATAATATGTGTTGATGTTCTCAATAAATTGTGTTGACCCATAGTTTCCATCCGCCAACAATTTTTGTGTACCATAAATCTTAATAAGGGGTGCAAATGTTTGAACATTTGCAACGGTAAACTGAACATTCATATCAATAAAGAAGTCTGTAAAATAACTCCCTGTATTAGAATAAATCATGTCAGGTGTCGTTGCAAAACCTACATAGGTATACATCGAATTCCACTCTTGTGGAAACGCGGCTATTGATTGTGCAAGAGTAATAGTTCCACTACTCGATGGTAAAGTATTTTGTACATATGGATTATACGTAAAGGGATCAAAGACCCTATTGGATGGTAAGGTAGTAAATGAACCCCATAATTTTCTATCAAAATTACTTGGATTACCGTAACGAAATACCACATCATAATTCAAGAAAGTCTCGATTGTGTCAGTAATTTTAATAGCCTGCTTTTCCGATACTTTTTTGACATAATCCTCTGACGAGATTTGGTTGTCGGGAGTATCAATAGTCAAAAGTTCTTGCATCAAAAATTGAAAGTTCTTATTGACAGAACTTGGTCCTGATACGACATCTTTTTCTACGTCTTTTGTACTCACCGAAAACTTTAAGAATTCTTGTTCAAACTCATCCAATATTTCCGTTTTAAATACCCCAAATATCTCCTCAATAAACGAATACTCTGACCCTAAACTAAAAGCCTCTGAATTTTTTGTGTTGGGTTTTATTAACTTGAAATACTGATCATATTGTGGTTTTTCGATACTTGGTAGTTCGAAGTATCCGAAATTCGGTGCTTGCCAAAAAGTTCGGAAACTACCGTTGAATACTGCGGTGTTGTTCAATACCTCTTGAGTAATGAATTCTCCAGTTGGACTATCCTCAAAACATTCTGATAATACCTGATTTGTATTGGAACCAAAACAAGGCATTACAATTGTTTGATTCTGCAGGGATGGGATAAACTTAGTTGAATCCTTTGTGTCAAAAGATGTAAACCAAGTTCTTAAGGTTAGAAGTCTACTTGGGTCGTTTGCATCAAAACCTAATGGTAATTCAATATTACTATTACTAATATTTCCTACGTTTAAACCCTCTGAGATGGCCGCATTCATTTCCGTATCACTATAGGTGGTAAACAAATCCTGACCTGTCATAAGAAAATAAATGTTATTTATCATACCGGGATAAAAACCAAGGTTCATAATCGAGTTCGTAAATGATCCAAGGGGTAAAAAGTTATTTTGGTTGGTAATTTGAATTACAAGATTGTTTTGACCAACAATCTCGAGTGGTATATTTTTCTGATTATTAAACTTATAGGTTTTATCTGGGTCATCAGTAATCGGATCGTAAAGATTTAAATAATCAATATTGTTCCAAACCGAATCTAATATATCAACGTTAGTTTCAATATATGTTTTATATCTATGCCATATAGATCCGTACCTTAAGATCCATGCGTATGGTAGTTTGTGAACGCCTCCGAACTTGGTGAGTGTAGAAAACATAAAATCTAACTCCTCAACAATTGTTGGTTCAACATTCTTGTACCTTTCTCTCAATGTGATCAGTGGAAGAGAGTTTAAAAATAAATAAGCTGGTTTTACATACGGATATAATGAACCTCCATTCCTATCTAACTCAACACCTTCGTTTATAGCATTTATAAAAAATGGTGTATTAAACATCGATGTGGTTTGGTCTCCTGCTAAATTACCAGTCTTGTTCTGATAAGTAAGTGGACCCTCTGTAACAAATAACTTTTCAGAACGACGTTCAGTGTAAAATGTATTCAAATCTTTTGTTTGACCGTTTGAGTCGTCAAGATTTGGTGTGTTTACACTTAAAAAATCGGAGTTTGTAAACGGCCGATTATTATTTTGGTTGAAATTTGTCTGATAATTAGTTATAAACTTTTTGGTATCATTTACAAATAAACTATGTGTTGTATCGAAGGGATTGTCATTCCCGGCAGAACTTCCCAAATTTGTAGTTGTCCAAGGCGAGTAGACAAACGGATAAAGATCCGCTATATCAGTTTGATTCGATTTTGTTAATCTTACAAACTCAGTTAGTTTACTATAAGATTCGACAGTCTGTGCGGTCGATTCGGAAGCATTCGATATGCTCGTGTTAGACAAAATTGAAAAATCTTTTGTAGTAATTGCCCTTAGATAATCAGATGTGAATTCACCTCTAATTAATTGCTGATAACTTGGTCCTTGTCCATCATTCGATGCACTTCTAAGAACTTCTAAATAATTTGCAGAAGTGAATGCAAGATTTTTTAAGGTTTTGGTCAGACTTGGACTTGATCCTAATAAAGATGTTTGGATATTGATATTTTCAATATCCGATAATGTTTTGTATAACTCTAAATCTTGCGGAATTCCTTTAGAAAATCTATCCCAATATGAAGCTAAGAAAACTCTTTCGTAAATTTCATAGAGGAATTTAACAACCTGATAGTCCGAATATGGAATATTGGTCATCGGAAATTCGATACCATTTGCCGATAATCTAAGAATAGTTCGAGACAAGTTAGCATTCCCATTTGGTGCTGGTGGGTTATCAGCAGTTCTTGATATTCCTTTGATGTATTCTTCAACAAACTCAACTTCGGGCCATGATTGGAAATCATTCGCACCAGTTCTTGATATTTCTGATTTATCTCCAGGATATCTTAACTCAAATGGCTCATCGTCTTCCGAATTAGTATCGACAAAATATTGTGGCCAAGGATAAACAGGTATTTCAGATAAACTCTGAATTTCAAGTGTGGGCGTATTATCTTTAGTGTCAGAACTCGCTGAACTCAATGTATTATTGAAAATTGCTTGTTTTCTTTTTGGATTAGTTCGTTGACTCCAAGCTGAACTATGTACGTCATCCATCATCAAATAAAATGCCTCGACAGAGGCAAAAATCATTGCCATAATATTTTTTATCGTAGGCCTGAATCCTAAACCATTTGGTCCTTCAATTTTTTTATTCAAAAAAACTGTGAGAGCTAAAACAACTTTTTCTTTTTGTTTAGATATATCACCAATAATTTGATTGTATAAACCATCAAAATTGTTTTCACCGTCAAATACAAAATTATACGTCGGATAGGTAGCAACTTCATTACCAACACGAATTGCCGTTGGTCTAAAAAACTTTAGGTTTTCAGATTCAAACTGTATTAATTCTGTTTGAGTTGGTTTTCTTTTGTTTCTTTGTTCGAAAGTTTTCTCGAAATCAATTTCTTTTGATGTAATTGCTTTTCTGAAAGTATCCTCAATTAGAACATTATCGTTGTTGACACTTTTTGAAGGATTATTAATTATAATTTTATCAATAGTGGTGATCTTTGTTGTACTATCAGTAATATTATCGATTGTAAAAGAACCATTTAATCCTAAGGTGGGGTTTTTTGCTAAAGCACTTTTATAGTTTGTTACAAGTTGTACTAACTGACTGTAAGCATCTAACTGAGCTTGAGTGTTGTTGATATTGTTCTTGAAAACATATGTCTGTAAAACTTCAGGTTCTGTATTTTCTGCGGTGTCTTCTTTCCTTCCTTTGTATACAAATACCAGTGTTCGATCGATATATCTCGAGAACCAAGATGTGTCATCATTACCATAAACATCATTATAAAAATCGTTAATTAATTTTATGTAATTCTGTATATCTGATAAAGGTGTAAAATCTGTTTGTCCAAATCCCTGCAAAATATTTTTTTCTAATAATTCTAATCGTGCTAATAAAGATGGAACTGAAAGTTCAGGTAAATCAGGTGATATTAATCCCAATCGTTTATATTTTGCATACATGTTATTGATATTGGACTGACCTTTTGTTGTTCTTACATTAGATGTTAAGGTCAAATCGTTACCAACACTTGCTCTTGCGGCTTGAATCGCGGGTGGTTCCTGTCCACTAGATTGTACTCTGAAATCAGAAGTGTACATAAATGGTGTCGCAAACAAGGCACCAACCTGTGTTTCGGCTAAAATGGTATATTTGTAAGAATAAAACTTTAAACTTATTCTGTAGTTCCCAGAATTACCCTCGAAAGCCGCAGAAAAGTTTGTCATTACAAGTTGATACTTTATAGCCTTTCCGTAAAATCCTTTTAGTGTCAAAAAGAATATTGGGTATGGAAGATTAAAAAATGCGGCATATTCTGAGTTTTCACCTTTTTCAAATAAAGCTCTACCCTGTGTATCAATCAAAACGATGTCAACAGTTGGTGTGGCACTTCTTGTGTTTTTTATCCTTATTGACTCAATTCCAAGTAAACCAGTGTCCAAAGAATTTATAACATTTTGACTAAAATAAAATTCGTCTGTTTTGTTTTCTTGAGTGATTTTTGTTCTACTTGGTTGATTAGTACCTTTACCATTGACGGTATTGAGACCTGTAATTTCATCTAAGTAATCATTCCTGAGTGTGGTACGTCCTCCCGGTCTCAAGAAGTTCATAGTCGCCAACTGAACATTTTGAATAGCATCACTAATTGGGGATCCGACAGCTAACTTCGTACGAGGAATGACCCTTGCCTCCAAATTAGCATACATTACCAAATTCTCATGAGCTAGTTTCCTCTCTGATACAGAACCATTTATATTCTGTGTTTTATTGGGATCTACTAATATAATGTTTTGACAGTCAAAGTCGACAAAAATATTGTCATTAGTCGTTATGTTATCTGCCATAGTAGAGGAAGTAGTTGTCTATACCATTTTTATAGTCCTGTAATGAAGATATGAGAGGGTAAGGAATTGTCAAGATAGAATTGTTGGGTATGTTCCACTCCAATCCACCGTACTGAGGGTTTGCCTGTAAAATTAACCAACTAAAAAAAGGAGTACCATAAAACTCTTGTGATACCTTGTCCAACCTACTTATACCTGTTCGGTAAATAAATCTTTGGTCTGATGTCTTACTAGGAAGTGGTACAAAAGGCACAACCGTTTGTTCTCCGTTCACAAAAAATTGTTGGTATCTATTATAATAAGCGTCCATTAGTTAAATTTTCGTTTGAAGTTATACGGGTTTGTCTGTGCCGTGTTATTTTTGGGGGCATAAATGTCCTGAAGTGTTTTCTTAGTTTGATTTGTTGCGGATAGATCAGTAGAAAATAAAACCAATCTTTCTTGTGATGTTCCAAATGTTGGTGTGTATTTGTCATAAATCAAGCCAGTAGTACTCGTTCTGTATGTTTGTAAGATTGCTTTGTTATTGTCATTGATTTTTTTCCATATATTAAAACGTGAATCTACATTATTTAAACCATTATAGTAAAAATCAATTGCATTACTCGTAGCCAAATCCAAACCCACTTTCAATGCGTCTATAAACCCTTGTCTATTGGAATCAATAAGTAAGGCTCTTGACATCATCATGTATTCTAACTTACCATCGTCGGTAGGAAGTAAGGTGTTTGTTATCGTATCAGATGCTGATGGTGTATATGATCCTGTGTTTTTATCATAGGAACCACCCACATACAAATTAGCGGCAGTTAGATCTGTTAAGAAACTACCAATATTAGTTGCCAACAAAGTTGCATCTACACCCAATTTAGTATAGGAGTTAACCGAAACTTGATTTACCACTTCAGTGGTTCCTGTAGTTGTAAATATTTCAGATATATTCTGTGTGTTTATCTTACCATCATACCCATTTGTACCAACAGTAGGTCCGTTGAGAACAAAGTTAATTCTATCGATATTGAAAACCAATTGTTGTTCAATTTGAACTAACGTTGTAATATTTTCACTTACTCCATTTAGGAAACCACTCTTATAGGTCAATACATAATCGTTGTAGTTTTTCTTGAACAACCTTTTTTGTGCATTTGTAATCTGAGGGTTTTGAAACGAAGAATCTAAAAAAATTGGTATATCATTATCATTGATTGCTTTCAATAATTTAGTAAATGAGTTATCAATATATGTTTGATATTGTAAAGGTTTACCATAAATTGCCGTTGTAGTGGTGTTAATAGTTCCTGTATTATATCCTTGATTGTTTCGTAAATTACTATTTAAAAGTGATAAGATACCATAGTTGTAATTACCCAAAATGTTTTCAAAATAAGTGAATGTTCCACTGAAATAAGCTTGGGTTTGTTCAACTAACTTATTCATTAAATTTTTATACGCAATAGTTCCTGTTGATCCCGAGGCTGTTTGACCTGTTATTGATTGGATACCGATGGTATTTCCCCCATCTGTCGTTACTTCTGTTGATACATTTGATGCTCCAACAACAGGATTTTGTCGATTCAGTGCATCAACAATTTCTTTGTCTAACCTACTTGTATCTTCAGTTGCTTCTGCCCTTTCATCATACATTTCGGTGTTGGCATAATAGTTAAAGGATAAAGCGTTTTGTAAGGTGTCGATAGGGTTTCTCAATCCATTTCCACCAACCATATTGAATGATAAACTAACATCAACAATCATAGGTTGGAACCCGATACCTTCAGGATTTAGATCAAAGGTTTTATCATAATTAAAACTTAAACCTTTTGGTATTATCTTGGTATTATAAAAATCACCAACCCTCAAAACCAACACTGGTGGTGCTCCGAATGATGTGTTTATAGCATCGTTATACTTTTTTTCAGCAACACCATTCGGACCTGTTTCAATTGTTGGGATTGTATCACCGGGTCTCATACATTGTTGTAAGAAGGTAAGTCGAGCGTTCAATCCTTCAGGTGTCATAGAGTGAAACGATGGTTGGAAATACTTTATCTTTTCTTTTATCGAATCGTATATCATTGGATTATCCACCTTCATTACTTCAAAATAGTCACACTCACTTAACAAAAACCTCAAAAGTTTTTTCGAAGCTCCTTTGTATAAAGATTGAGTTGGTTGAACCACTTCTACTAACTTTTCACTACCAGGTTTTATAGGTTGTTCTTTTAAACCATCTTTCGCCAAATTAGCCTGAACACCAATATTGTTTGGTTGAGGTTGTGGTGCTATTGGATTGATCGTTACGTCCGTTACTGTTACAGCTCTACAAGCCATTGCTTGAGGTGAATAGATTTTATCACTGCCCGTCAATTCTGAAGTACAGTTGAAAGGACCTAGTGAAAATCCTCTAATAGAGTTTCCACCTGAGGATATTACTCTTGGATTGGCTCGACTGACTTCTCCCTGAGCATCTTCCTGAAAAATTACCTTTCCTTCATCAATAAATTTTGTTAAACTTTTACCACCAGGAAAACTAAAAGTTTTGAAGAAATTTTCTACACTACTAATTCTTCTTGAGGAAAGTTTGTCGTTATAACCAACTGATTGTGGTGCTGATGCTGAACCTACAAGTTTTACAGAAATACTTTCAGCCTGTTTTTGTTGTAGTATGTCAAATATTTTAGATCCAAACTCCTGTAATTGAGTGAAGTTGGGTTCTATCGTATCACTGAAAAACAATTCAACCCCCGTCTTATTACTACTATTTGCCTGATTTACGTAATTTGATTTATTAGATGTTGAAGTATAAGTGCCATATAAATCCTGATAATTCGCAGAAGTTGTCAAACTTGGATTTGTTCCAGGAATGTCGTTATCGAAATAAAAGGCGAAATTCTTAAATTGGTCTAAAGTGTCGACAGGTGTTGCTTCAGTAGCACTTGATCCCGCTCCACCACCCGTTGGTGCAACACCCTGCTCTGTATTGATACTCTGTTCTGCGGTTTGTTGCTGTTCATTCGATATATTTGGATTATTAATAATTTCTTGCCACGCTTGAAGTTCGGTAAGGGGAACGGTGTTATATATTTTAGCCAACTCATAGAGATCGTATTTTTTACATCCAGCAAAAAACGAGTTTACTATAGAGTCCACTTTTTGACGATCTCCCTCGTTAGCCAACACCTTATTGACGATCAAATTAAGGATAGAAGGATGATCAACAATAATCTTCCATTTTATTGTTCCACTTCTCGAGGTACTTTTGTATGTATATACTGGTTCAGGTCGACCAAGAAACGAAGTATTATTAAAGTCTGCGGTGGTATCTTCGTTGAAGGTAAGATCATAGGGTGGGAACCACATAATTCTTCCTCCGTTAGGTCCTTTTTCACAGTCTGGTAGATCCGATACCCTAAATCCAGGTCTACTACCTGTTCTCCATGCTAAGTTCTCTATAGAGAACATATATTTGGTAACCTGTCCGTTTATAATATTTGTTGAATCAGTACCTTTTGTTGGGGTGATGTTGAGGTTGAACGTAGAGTCCAACACAGAATATGCTGACTTACGGATATTCCCCTCACTTTTTTGTAGATCGTTGTAGGTGTAGTAAGGAGTATCTTTGGTGAAGGTTCTACAATATTCGATTCCGACATTTTCTTGTCCGTCTGAATATCTGATTACTTGTGAACCTTTTGTTATTTCTTTATATCCATCGAAGAAAACTTTTGATGTTTGATCAATTGCGTTTCCAACGTGGGCGAATCGTGCTCCTGTATTTGGAACCGAGTCAACAAGTCTCTGTGTATTATCGAGTATCGAACCCGGTCTTAGGACATATCTTATCGATTCCGTTGATTGGAATTGACCTGCGATAAGTGGGAAATCAGAGTCTTGTGCCGAATAATCCCCACCAGGTCTTTGTCGTCTACCAGCGTTTGGTGCCCATTTGGGACTGACCCACGTAAAACCACCACTGAGGTTTCCGTTGTCCTCGAATGCTCGACCCGCTAAACCAAACTGAAAGTTCTGATCTGCACCCTCAAAATCGATTGCCAAAATGTCAGGACCATAAACAGGTGCCAACACCTGCTGCCCAAGTGAGTTTATAGGAACTTGACCAGGAGGTGAAACTAAATAAGTCGGTTCTCTTTCAGGACCACCGACATAGTAAGTTCCGTTTGCTGCGTTTCGGGCAAATCCACCAATAATGGCATTTCCTAAGGCTGAAATTATTCCTGTACCACCAGTATTGTACTGAGGTCTGTATCTGTTAAAATCTAAGTTATAGGTAAGTTGGGCTCTTTGACCACCACCTGTGAAATCTAAAAACAATTGCGATGGAGACCTTGGTCTTGCTCCACTTAATCCAAATAGTCCACCAACAATTCTTCCAACTATACTTTGTTGTGAACGAACCAACGATTGTGTTGAATCAAAATCTCGTTGTATATTATCTTGGTTGAAATAATCCCCTGGTATTGGTGAAAATGGTAATGTAAAACCAGCAATCCTTTGAACAATATCCATACCTTGAGAAATGATATTTCCACCCCCTGAGGTGATTTTCCAATCTCTATCGGCTATCGGTCTTCTTCCCGCTAATATCTGTGATAGGTTGATGGGATCCTGTAAAGAGTTTAGAATATTTACACGTCCTATTGTTTCAGTCCTTACATTTTGATCTACTCTTTGTCTAAAACTGTACTTAGCCCTTTCAGCAGCAACTTGCATCATATAAGAGTCATCAGACACGGGGCCAGGAAAACCAGATGGGTCATCCTGTAATAAAATTGCGTAAGGGGTATATGATGATGGTTGGAAACTTGGTGGCTCCCAGTATGTAGTATTTCTCTGTACCCTTATAATATCACTGATGTCATAGTATCGAATAAAACCAAGGGGTGGTGTATATTCATTTTTGATATATTGGGCTTTCTGAAATGTCGTTGAATAAACCTGTAGGGCTTGTGTGTAAGGGGGATAGGGTCCATAAGGACCTTGGTTCGATAAATTTTGAGCCGTATTTATCAATCCACTAATTGAAAGATCATAACCTCCTTCGGGCCCATATTCGTTTTTTACACCAAGTTGATTTGCGAATGGATTTGCGTCAATTAAAACATCAGGAGAATCTATGACATTAAAATCATTCTGAATCAGGCTACCTGTTGCAGGTTGTGATGGCGGCGAAAACACACCAACTTTTGTATATGGTGTGAGATTTCTAAGAAGTAATTTATCCCTTAGAAATTTTGTAGCTGCGAATGATAATTGACTTGGCATTCTCTAATCTTATTTCTATAAATAGAATATTTTTGTTTTTTTTATTTATTTAGCCGAATTAGGTAATGCTGAATATTGTGGTTGACTCATAGCATTTTGAAGAGCATTTTGGTTAAGTTTTTGAAATGTCGAGTTTTGAAATAAGTCGTAAGCCATTTGATCTGTAATCGAGAATGTTTGAGGTGCTCCTGTTGGTGTGTTTAGAGTTACATTAACATTACCTTGATATTTGATTTCAGAAAATTCTACTTTTGTAGCACTAGGTACCGTTGTAATAGTAGTCTTTTTGGTGTCAGTCTCATCGAAGAAGAAATTCTTAGCTTTCTCACCAAAAGTAGTAAGACCGGTCATAGCGGCTGTCGCTCCTTGTGCTACCAAATTTCCTGATGATATATATTTTTGGGCAATGTCAGCATAGGGAACCTCAGTAAAGATCTTACCAACATTTGTAAGACCAGTTTCAAGATCCCCAATAACTCCACCCAAAACATCTGAAAGTTGTTTAAAACTACCTTTTCCGCTCATAAGATCAGATATACTAGTACCCATTTCCTCTAAAGACTTATTTATATTAGCTTGAGCTCCTCGTTGATTCCCAAAGGATTGTTCAACACCCTTGTCTAAACCGGCAAGAGTTCCTCTCAACACTTCTCTTACGTCCGTAAACCCTCTCGAGGCTGCTGTGGGTGCCGCAACAGAGGTTATAAATTTATTAATCAAGGAATTTAGCAGTTGTGATTCTGTCAGTTGTGCTCGTGCTATATCCTCTAATGTTACAGGCTCCTGTCCGATTTTTTTGATCTCATCGAGGTCTTTGCTGTCTAACTCGCTGATTAATTTTTCATCTTTACCAATCTTTACCGTAAATCCTCCTCTTTCTTTACTAAATTGAGCCACATTTGCAACAAATTGTTTAGAATCCTCATCAATCCCTGCAATCCTGAAGTCTTTTGTTATCCTGTTCAACTTTTGTTGACCAAAAGACATTTTTATCATTTCTTCATAAGCAATTCCAGTTTCTTTAGCAATTTCTCTGAGATCTCTTTTAGCGTTAGGAAATACCTTAAATTCTTTGGTGGTTTCATCAAAATATGTAAACTGTTCTGTCATGTTGATTACTTGACGATTCAGTTCTTCGACATCTTCCGAGGCTAAATACATCAATCTAAATGGGTCTGCTAAATCACCCGCAGCAACACCCAATCTTTGAAAAGCAGCAACAGCATTTATTGCTCCCTCAGGATCAAATACTCTTTCGGCGAAGTTGAATATATCTCTCATATTCAAACGTAGTCCTGCCGATGTTGCTGCCATCCGTGCTAATCCTTCGGCACCATTTTGAAATCCAAACTCATTTAGTTTCGACAAGTTATTTTGTACCAACTCAAAAACTGCCGAAGTATTTACACCAACTCTTCGTGCTACATCAACAGATGCTTGAATATTATCACGGATTAAACCTGTAGATATACCAGCGTTCTCAAACTCAGCTGCCATTTCTCCGACATTCGCAGAAGCAACTCCAACAGCTTTAGATGCGACAAACAAGTCCGATGCTTGTTCACCCAAAAGAATTATATTTGTGTTAAGTGCTTTTGTAACACCGAGTTGTATGTTCTGTACATCGGTTAGAGTTCCACCTAATCCGACTACAGATGGAAGGGCAATTGCGGTTTCCTCACGTAGTCCTCGGATAGCCATTTGTGTTTGGCCCATGACACCAGCAACTTGTGTACCGAATGTTGCAAATTGTTGATCTAAAGTCGTAACTTTATTTGCTAAATTATCAAAAGCATCTCTAACTCCTCGGTTGAACGCATCTAATAGACTTTGGGCATTTGTAATACTTCCCGTATTAGGGCCTGCTGAGGGATTTGGAGGAGGTGTCTGCATATAAAAATATCCTACTTATAAATAGGATAATTAATCTTTTTGGAAACTCGCAACAATTTTATCTACCAAATACCTTCTCGAATAAGTTGGAATTGTATTATAGTCCCTCCACGTGAAGTTCAAATGTTTTGCCAATATGTAAAACTCGTCAAGCAAGTATCTTTGGTAATCAGAAGAAAACCCGAAAAAACTCTACCCCGAAGGTGATGTTCACATCTACCTTTTCTCCTGACGGGGCGATAACACTTCTTTGAAGATCCACACGGGGTTCGTTAGCATCCAAGAAGTTTCTGATATATTTTGAATCCATAATAGGTAGGGACTCAACAAATTTCGAAATAGTCCCAAGTTCGGTATCACCATTTACCGATACAATTTGTTTCATTAGTTTCCATGTGACCTTCGGGGCGACCCTGCCAGCAGGATATGACTCAGCTTGTTTGTTTATATCGATTTGTTCTTTATAGGTCAACGGACGAATATCAACCATAGTACCAGTTTTTGGTAATGTTGTCCTAAATAATCCATTCTCGTCAGGTTCGACTTCTCCCTTTTTAAAGTTCAGTTCGTCGAGCATAAGTGTTGAAGGAAATTTTTTCCCCGTCTGAGGGTCAATCACCTGAAGTTTATATTCAGGACCGAAAGCCGTATTTCTAAGAAACATTAAAATAGCTTCGATGTCTCCGTTGAGCATATCGTCGGGTCTTAGATCAGGTTCATACACCTTACTTCTAATCAAAGTCATAACCATATCCTCAACACTTGAAGACATAATTACATTCTCATCAGCGGCGGTGAGGTATCCCACCTTAATAGATTTTTTCTTTGACTTATAAAACTTACCCTCAGAAGGGAGTTTTACAATGTCGTGAGGAAGAGAAAAATCTTGTTGTCCGTAAATCGCAGCATTATCCATAAAAAAAAACAGGGATTAGTCCCTGTTTTAATTATACGATTATAATTTTATTTATCAATAAAATAGTAAATACTTTTTAGTAAACCAAAATACAACGATCCATCTGCAGTGTGGCATCGAGTGTTGCCAATGTATCGGTACCGTAGTTAGCTTCAGACCAAGATGTCTTTGTAATCATGGTTCCTTCTAAAATCCATTTTTCAACAACAACACCCGTAGGATCCAACATCTCTAAGTCGACATTTTTCTTGTAACCTGCGGCATATCCCATACGACCTGTTACAGATTCAGCGTGAAGACGCACCCACTCCATAAGAGCTTGAGTAGCTGATGGACCGATCGGGTCACGGAATTTCACGTTTATTGCACCCCACTTAAACCTACCAGCAACAAAAGTGGAGGTGTTTAGGAATGGGATCTCGACTGGGTTAATATCAATACTTGGACGACCTGTTGACTCAACAAACCATTCATTGATCCCCAATGTAGAATCGAAACGAAGGATAAACCGGTTCGTTCTTTTTGGTTCGTAAGGAACCGGCATTTTCATTAATAAGTCTGCCATTGTGTATTATTTGTTTTTTCTTTTTTTATTTGTTTTATATAAATACTTCCTAACATAAAATTTTTGTGTTTACTTTATTTTCGAAAACTTTATTGTCATTAATATCTAGTCTTTATTCCTCCAGCAGTAGAATAAGTCTTAAGAGATGGTTCATCTTCAAATTCCTTTTTCATTACTTTAACATTTTTAATATCATCATCTGAAAATCCTATCTGAGGTATGAATTTGTTCTTTATACCATTCTTAAGAAATACTTTAGTTCCTAGTTTTGCTGATTGCTCCTTTACATAACTTATGAAATCTTTCATAGCAACGACCTTTAACTCTTCAGGAGAAGAAGCACTATCCTCCTGTCCGTAAGTGACGGGATAAAATTTAAGAAGGTCCATATATTCACGGATAAGATCCTGTTTCCCAACCTTTTCACCATCAGCGAAATCACGGAATTTGACAAGATTCTTAATCAACAAGTCCTTGTTCAGACCCATATGGTTAGATACAATCATATTATAGACAGCTTCTTTCAGAGTGGCAGGATTATGACCCCTTGCCGTAATGATAGAAAAAATGGATCCGTTATTGACGGATTCAACAAAGTCAGCCCAAGCGGGACCCGCCTTAGCCTTCATAGAATCCAATAAAAACTTTTTGTCACCCTTTGTTCCGAAATTCCTAAAAGGATCGGAAGAAAATCCTACAATAGACTTTCCCTTATAATCAAAAGGTTCTTTACCAATCATAGACCTGTAAGTAGCAAAATCCTCAGTGGACATTCCTACCTCATCACCATCGGAGCTCTCTACGATAATCTTAGTGGGCATGAACATCAAATTGTCGTCCCAATCAAAAGCGTAGTATTTTAGAGTTGGCATCCCCAAATCATCAAATCCTTCCGTAACTACTTTATTTCTCATAAACTCTTTAAGGCTAAAGTGGGGGTCACTGACCCCCAACTTTTTTTGTTATTAGATATTCTCAAAAGATGCACCCGTCGGAGTAATCAAGAATTCGATATCGATGAATTCAAGAGCTCTTGTTGGTTTTAGGTAGATCTTTCCTGACATGGTATTTCTATCCAAATCTTCAGGGGAGCTACTTACGGTCACACGGAAGTCATAAAGACCACGGTCTCTTCTGATTCCATCAAGGATCGGATTGACCGAGTCAAGGAAATCCTGACGAACCTTAGCGTCATTTTGTTCGAACAACAATCTGACAGCCACCGCAGAGATCAACTTACGTGCTTGTAGTAATAATCTTCTTACATTTATTCTGTTGAGTGCCGTATCGGCAATCTGTAGAGTCTTGTTACCGAAGATAACAGTACCGACATCAGAGAACGTAGCAATCGGGTTGATACGACCCTGATAAAGGGTGTCTCTTTGGTCTTGTGTTAGTTTGATACGAGCCTTTACAGCGTTTACCAAACCACGTGTGTAACCCGCAGCTGCGAACCAAGGGAAGGAAATATTGTCCGTTAGAGCCAAGTTTCTACATACCTCATTGGTGGGGGGGATATAGATTTGAGTGTTATTGACAGTATCCCTAACTAAAATCCAAGGATAGTAAGTTGCCGTATAGTTGGAGTCTAAACCGATTTGATCGAGTCTATCAACAGCCGTTGTTGGTGGTACGATATTATCTGTCTGTGTTGGAAGATACAAATTACTATCAGGTGTTGTCACGATGTAGATCGCGTCTGCCCTTTGGAATGTAATCATATCAACAGCTTCTTCAACCAAGTTACTATTGTTGATGTAATCAATACCAGGAGTAGCAAAAACGTTGATGTTTACCGCTTCAGGATTTTGGAATGTTGCGATACCCAAATAGTATGCGTAATAATCAGTGTTAGAGAATTCAGCGAACCCTTCTTGAGTGGTTGTTTTGAATGCTCCCCATCCTGTTGCGAGTGGGTAACGAGTTGTTGGACAAGCTCCTTTCTGCCACAAACTTCCACCAATTACGTATCGGTCGTCATTTGTTCTATTTTCACGATAGATATCCCATCCATCAAAACCACCTTGAAGAAGGAATGAGTACTTTCTTGCTTGAATGGTGTAGTATGGGTTAGTAGGATTGGTAGGATCTGATTGGAAGGAAGCATCACCACAATCGAATGCTGGTGTTCCAGCAGTCGGTCCCGTAGTAATAGTCACGACTGTTGCTCCTGAGTCCATATGGAATCCTTTAGTTATATAGTTCCAACGAAGTGGATCGGTCTCGATACACAAATTGCTAGGAACTTGTTTTCCTTTGTATAAATAGAAATCGGGGTCATAACCAATTTGTGAAGATATACCTAAGAAGGTACGTCTCACATTATCTCCTGGGGAAATAATTGGGTTAGGACCAGCAGGAATATTAAAAGGTGGATTACCGATAACCTCACCAGGAAAGTCATACGAAGTTTTATATACTGGATAAGGGGGTTGAGCATTTCCATAATCACGGATAACATACCCTTCAAAACCACACGGGAGTGAATCAATCGGTGCTGTTACGTTTAGTTCCAACATAATATATTTGGAATTCAATGCGTATTCACCGTCAGATGTGCCAATTTGTACACCAACATAACTATTATTACCTGGATCCATACTACAACCTACATACTTTTCTAAGTAGACAGGATTAGAGTCGGTATCGAAGAAACTTCTTACCCCTAAGTCAAATGTTCCATTATTGAATGAAATATTTTGAATTGAAATTTTAACCTGTGTGTTTGCGGTGTCACCATCAGCAATAGAAATAATTCTAAATAGTTTATCAACTGAAGTACCACGAAGTTCAGAAACAACCCAAGGTGACTCAGCACTTTGGTATTTATCTAAGTAATATGCAATTGTGTCTGTATTAGGAGAATATCTCAGACCGGGTAGTGATATCAAGGAAGCGTTTAGTCCCCTAATTAACCCTTTATTGTAACCGAGGTTCAACATGTTTTGGAATGTTTCTTCAACAAACAAAGGTACCTCATTTCTCGGTTTTCCAAAGTTTGTACCGCCAAAGACCTTTGTAATGTAATTCTGATCCGAACTATTCATAGAAGTGGTAAAAGCAAAGTCAGTACCATCTGTAGTTACACCCGAAATATTGAATGTTGCGTAAGGACTTGTACTAATACCTGAATAGATACCACTATTATCGATAATGACATCTGTAAGTCCCGATACAGTGTAAATCGGTCCTGAGTTAGCTCCACCGTACAATGAAATACCTCTCGAACGTAAAGTTGCTACAACCAAGTTGTTATAGTCATTGAATGCTGTTCCTGAATAAGTGTATATAAAACCTGATACGGTTCCTGAGTAACAACCACTTCCTAAATCATCAAGTGCACTTACTATACTATAGAAAGAATATCCGGTGTAATTGTTACCTGTAGATATGTCAAAGTTAGAATAATACCAAGCATCGTTATTAGGTGAAGTATAGTCAGCATTACTTTGAGAAAGTCCCGATACCTGAAACACATTTGTTTCAGCTGTATAAACAGGTGATAGTGAAGTGTAAGCAGCATCCGTAATTGTTCCGAAGTATGAAATAGTAGATCCTGAATCAAGACCTCCGGTAGCAATTAATTCCAACAACTGATCATTTATGTCATCAGACAGGGTAGTTTGTGAACCATTCAATTGTGTATATGGTAAATTCAAATTATTATTAATAATTGATGGGAATGAAGTTAAGAATGAAACCGAGGTGTCACCAGTACAAGCCGAAAAATTCACTGACCAAGCAATAGGGGAACTTGAGAAACCAACGGTTGAACCATCAACGTTAGCAATTGTTGTGATAGACCAAGAAGGACCCGCATCATAACCTGATAGACCCAAAACCCGTGTTACAAATAATTGGTTTGATTGTTGCAAATAAGATTTAGCAATATATGCTAATTCATATTTTGGAATTTGTGTATTAACAAATTTCTCGGGTAATGTCCCTCCGAAAAATGCCTCGAATTCATCATAATTAGTGATGAAAATAGGTTCGAAAGCTGGTCCTGTAATTGTTTCACCAACTAATCCCAAGGTTGTTACACCAACACTCTGAGAAACGAAACTTAGGTCTCTCTCTGAGGTGTATACACCTGGAGAAACGAATATTTTATTTGATACTGCCATTTTATTATATGTTCAAAAAACTTTATTTTATTACATAAATATCTGCAGATAAAACAAAAACTTTACTTTGCTTAATCTATTTATAAAATAGGCAGATTTTATTCTGCCTTTTTTCTACCTATGGACAAAAAAATAAAGAATTTGAAGATATCGATCGAGTCACACCAAGTCTTAAAAAACTATTGTGACAAGAAGGGTGTAAAAATGTACCGGTTCTTAGAAACACTTATATTAGAAAATTGTAAGGACAAAAAAGATATATACGGAGAATCATAATAACTTGATTCCGTATTCTAAGACAGATTGTAAATTTGGAATTGTGGATTCTATATCAATTCGTAATATATCATTTGTATTTACTTGAATGAAATTGACATCAGTACCATAAAAATTCTCATTAATAAACACATCCCAAGTTGTAACATTGTCATTTCCCACCAAGAAAAAATCACCAGTATAATCTACTACTAAAGAAGATGTTGTTACTCCACTTGGGAAAAAAATATTTTTTTGGATTTCATCGGGATTTTCGGGAAATTGGTTTCGTCTTGATTTTTTTTGAGTTAAATTTACTTCGAAAGAATTAAATATACGGGATACTGCGGGAGCCACTTCAAACTCATCTTCATCCAACAAAAATGCCAACATAGTAAACTCGTAATTTTGAATGTAAAATCTTCTCCGATTTATATCCATTACAGACTCATCGGAAATGTTGTTCATAATAATCGGAATATAGTGTCCGTTTATTTTTCTATAGGCTTGTCTTGACGCAAAAGTTTGTATAACATTTTTGTTAAATTCATTCAACTCTCTCATTCTATTACTCAATATTTTTACGTTGTATGTAATATCAATAGGAACAGGTTGTGGGATCTTGTAGATGTCAATTCCTTTTATATTTCCGTTCCAAGTCGGAACCGCGGAGTAAAAGTATTCTTTCCTGTTAGGTATATTATAAATAATAGCTGGATTAGTACCATATTTAACATCAGGATTTCTGACGGTTGTAATAAATGGTAACTCAGGATTACCGTTCAAATCTTGGAAATCCCAAGTCTGAGTAAATTGAGACCAATTTTGTGTTGTGATAATAATATCAACAGGTTGAATTATTTTACCTTCTACAATAGTTTCCAAATCTTCTTTTACAAAATCCAAAAAACCACGATCCAAATCCGCATGTAACAATGATTTTGGAAGAAAAGTTCCATCCTCGGTTATAAAACTTAATAACTCTTCTCTTCTTTGGAAAAGAATTTTTTCAGGGGTAAGATTTATATCGGGTATAACCTGTTTACGTGGAAGAGCCATTACAATCCTCTAAATTCATTATCACTAACAGGTGTTGCTGTGTAGGAGAAATAGAATCCCTTATAACCACCGTAGGTATGTTTATTATCCCAATCAGGGATACCAGCATCAACAATTGAATAATATCTAACTTGGTTTTCAGTTATCCAGTAACCAATATAATCACCAACCTCAATATTAATTTCAAGATCTTCCAATTCTTTTTTATAAACACTGAATTTTAATAGACCAGGTTCATTTTGAATAATTTTAGAATTACCTAAAAATTGTTCCGTTGCTTCTTCAATTTTCAAGTAAACATTTATCGAAACAGGTGCTAAGAATTGAATACCGTCTTTTACTGCTTCACCATAAACGTCATCATTGACGGTCTTAGTTCTATCGACCTTATACAAAACCACTTGAAAGTTCATATCACCCTCGAGCCATTCACGACCCATGTTAATATCCAAATCAAAATCTTCACCACCGAAGAATTTACCCAATCTTGTTATAGGAACTTGTCTCTGTGCCATATTACTTGATAAATATTACAAAGTTCATTATCTTTTTACGTATTGGAGAATCTTGATAACATAACCGATGTCGGAGTATTGGAAAGAAAGGCCCTTTATATTTTGGAACAATATGAAGGTGCTAATAACTATATCTTGCGTCTGAAAGTAAAAATGTTGGATAATCCAAAATTCTATCCTACACGATCTCAATCAGAATACATTATGAACTTTCATTCGAGAGTTCCTAAAATTGCAAAAAAATGGGTTGACTTAGACCCATATTTTGCTCAAAAAATTGCTGATGACAAATTATTTACCAAAGTACCAACAAACATCTACGTTGAAAAACTTTTGGTAGAAAAAGATACATCATACCATATTTGGGGTAAATTTTTTGAAAAAGAAGTTTGTTCTGATTTATGGTTACCAAAGGTAGCTCTAATCAAGGATAACACCGTAAAGAATGTAGATATAGATTATTTACCATATTCACATCGTCCTCCACTTGATCATCAAAAGGAAGCAATTCAAAAACTTTGTGAAAACAAAAAAATGATTTTAGCCGATGACATGGGTTTGGGCAAGACAACCAGCACAATCATAGCGGCGTTGGAGACCAAAGTAAAAAAAATAATGATTATTTGTCCGGCATCCTTAAAGATCAACTGGCAAAGAGAAATAGAAAATTATACAGACAGATCAACATCTATAATCGAAGGAAAAAAATGGGAAGATGCCGATTTTGTAATTATAAATTATGACATTATAAAAAACTTCCACGATGAAAAAAACAAAAAGGATTCAATTATTCTAAATTCCAAGTTTGACTTAGTGGTAATTGATGAAGCTCACTATGTACAGAATAAACAAGCACAGAGAACCAAACTTATAAATGATTTTGCATTGAAAGTGGATCGACTATGGCTTCTCACGGGTACCCCCATCACAAGTCGTCCTATCAATTACTACAACCTTCTAAATTTAATTGATTCACCCGTTGCCGTAAATTGGATGGCATATGTCAGAAGATACTGTAATGGATTTCAGTTTAGAGCCGGTAAAAGAAAAGTATGGAATGTCAGCGGATCCTCCAACTTGGAAGAACTCCGTGATAGGACAAAACCATTGGTTCTCAGAAGGCTCAAAGAAAATGTCCTTGACCTACCCGATAAGATCATCACACCAGTGTATCTAAGACTTCGTTCACGGGTATATGAAGAGATGATGGGTGACTATTATGATTGGTACGATAAAAGTGGTGACGGGGACTCTTTGACCCTTCAGTTTAGTAAGTTGACACAGGTACGTCAGTGTATCGCACAGGAGAAGGTATCATCAACGATAGAAATTTGTGAGAATATTATCGAACAGGAAAAAAAGGTAATTGTTTTTACCAACTTCACAAAATCGTTGGAGATGATATTGGAACATTTCGGCAAGAAGGCGGTAAGGCTCGATGGATCGATGAACCAACGTCAAAGACAAGAGTCGGTAGATAAGTTTCAAAACGATGATAGTGTCAGGGTATTTGTGGGAAATATAAAAGCGGCAGGAACTGGTATTACCTTAACCGCTGGCGAAGCGGTGGTGATGAACGATTTATCATTCCTTCCGTCAGACCACTCCCAATCAGAAGATCGGGCATATCGTTATGGACAAAAAAATAATGTTTTGGTTTATTACCCCATTTTTGATAACACCATCGAAGGGATTATCTATGACATCCTAAGAAAGAAAAAAGACATATTCGAAACAATTATGGGAGACAAAGAATCCACGGGAGAGTTCGTTGAAGAAATTCTCAAGTCGATCAACAGTAGAAGATAATGTGTCAAGGTATTTATTATCTATAAACCCATATAATAAAAAATATGAGAAACCTAAAAAAACAGATTCACGAGATTGAAGAAAATCTCAGAAACAAACAAATTGTAAAAGAAGAATCCCTTCAAGAAGCCAAGAGAATCAGAGCCGAGAAATTACCATACGCGTATTCATCACTTCGTCAGTTCATTGACCCTGAAACGATGGAGATCCACTACAACAAACACTACAAAGGTTATATTACAAAACTCAACGATGCGTTGGAAGGAAAAAACTTGGGTGACATCTCACTTGAGGAAATAATAAGGGGTATCGAAAGATACTCCAAAGTTGTACGTGACAACGCAGGGGGCGCATACAACCACGGTATCTTTTGGAAGATGTTATCCCCCACCGAAACAAAGGTAGGTGAGGAAACAATGAAGAAGATCAACTCGAGCTTTGGTTCGTTTATAAACTTCAAAAAGAAATTTGAAGAAGAATCCAAAAAAAGATTCGGATCAGGGTGGTCGTGGCTTGTTCTTACCAAAAGGGGAACAATGAAGATTATGACAACTGCAAACCAAGATAACCCCCTGATGGATATTATCAAAGAAGGTGGGTATCCCCTTCTCGGGTTGGACTTATGGGAACATGCTTATTATCTGAAATACAGAAACAAAAGGGATGAATACATCAAAAACTTTTGGAAGGTGGTGAATTGGGACTTTGTAGAATCGGAACTACAGAGGATCGAAGGGAAAAACGTCAAAGAAAGTTTGACGGCAAAAAAATTCCTTACAGAACAGAAAATGTCAAACCCTTGTACCAAGGACGATAAAAGAAAGATCAGGGAAATGTTCAATAACAATCCACAGATACTGCAGATTTATAGACAAGGAGTAGAAAAAATTTTAGAAAAGGTATATCCCGACAAGTGGTATAAAAATAACGAATATCAAAAGGGGATGTCCTCAGGGGTCTATGACTTGGAAAAACCAGGTAGATCAATTATTAATTATTTGAATACCAACTACAGCGCATTTTGTCCGTTACTAAAAGACCTAAATAAGGTTTTAATTGCCAATGGAAAAAACCCGATCGAATTTGAAGGATTGTCGAAAGAAGATCAAATCAATGAGATGTACGATATGTTGCAGGTTATCTTTCAACTAAAAGACAGAATATTTGACGAAAAATCCAAAACATTTCAAAATATATTTCAGATTTTGAATACCACATCTACAATGGGTTCGAAGACGGAAGATTTCGTGGAGAACAAATTTCAGGAAAAGTTTGGTCCTGAGAACGTAAAAAGAATCGGAGCTTTGGGAAGCAAAGAAGATATGATGGGTGTGGATCTCAAAGTTTTTACAAACGGAAAACTACACACCGCACAGGTAAAACCATATGACTCTGTCGAAGAAATTGATGATATGATACGAGTATCAGGTACCGCTAACGTAAAGTCATATAACACCGATTGGATGGTATTTGTCCGTAGAGGAAAAGATTTTATAGTCTTTGATAACACCAATTCTCAGATTATCGACGGAACTTATAATTTTCCTGTAGACTCTTTGTTGTACCAATTCTAATAATTGGATATTTATTAGAAAAATAGTCTAATGGCAGTTATTCCCGAACCAGAAAGAAGTAAATTTTACAACAGGATTCTCAATTTGTTGGGGGCTCCCCTAAGAGCCGTGGAGTTAGAATACGAAATGATGGATTCCCTTTTGGAACTGTCAATCCAAGACTACTCAGAATACGTTCAAGATTGGTTGATTGAATCCCAATGGACAAGTCTTTATGGTCTAAATTTGGACACACAATCTGTTGCCAACGCCTTGGTAAGGAGAAGTTTAGATTGGGAAACACAATACACCTACGCATACTCCAAGATCGCTGGTCTTCAAAATGCGGGTCCATGGGTGCTAAAACGAGATTATATCTCATTGGTTCCAAACCAACAAATCTACGAGATTCCTGCATGTAGGGAAATCAACCAACTTTTGTTTTACTCACCAAGTGAGATGACCAATCTTTTATTTGACCCTTTTTCCTTCGGAGCTATCGGAGGGGGTGGAGGTCTTGGTGGACCTGGTGGATTTGCTCAGACCGGATACGGGGGTGGTGGATATTTTTTCTTCTCCTCCTACGATGTGATGTCAAGACTACAAGATGTCAACGTCAAACGAAGGTTGATACAACCTGACCTACAATATCAAGTTACAGCCCTTCCTGATGGAAAACACGCTATTTGGTTATTCAACACCCCTGGTGGTAGATTTGACTTCGGAGATTCAGAATTGATGAGAGGTCAAGTATGGTATTGGTATTATGAAGTATGTGAAGACGAAAGAGATTTATGTCTGAAAGACAACCCCGATATTGTACGTCTTCCATCAGACATTCCTTTGGATACCATCGAGTGGGTTGATTTGAATGAACCAGCAAGAACATGGGTTAGAAGATGGTTTACATCTTATTGTAAAGAAACATTAGCACGTGTCCGTGGTAAATTTAGTGGTAACCTAAAAACACCCGATAGCGAGGTACAAATGGATTATCAATCTTTACAAACGGAAGCTAAAGATGAAAAAGTAACTTTATTGACCGAGTTACAACTAAGATTAGAAAGACTAAGACCTGAGAATCAAATGAAAAAAGAATCTGAGATCGCCACAAATTTGAACACACAACTAAAGTATCGACCGATGACAATTCCAATAACTGTAGTCTAACATGGCGATAATAAAAACACACCCCGTAGAGAAAATTATAAACGGAAACAGAGTTCGAACATCAGAATCGGCAATAGTCTCAGAAAAAAGATATACCACAAACGGAGAATACTCCATTATTGTTCGTGATGTCGAACATTGTGATTTGTTCTTAAACTCAAAGACCACCGATAAAATTAAGATAAAGGCAATGACCAATATCTTAATAAAACCAGACAATGGTAAGATTGACGAAGAGTGGGATGATATAGAATTGGATCGTGGTTCTTGTATCGAACTAGTCAATATCAATCAAGGATGGTATATTCTTTCCTCTGATGGTGTCAAATTGTGGTAATTCCACAACAGAATTTTCCCAACCTTCTTCAGCAATATCGTAGATATAGGTAGGGTTCAAACCTCGTTTACTCCAATATATCATTTCTTGATCAGATATCTTCAAAACGTCATCCAATTCATCTTGGTCACCATTACTAAGTGGATGTCCGTTGATCAACTCACACTGTTTAGTGGTAAAAATACCCCTGTCTTTGGGATCCATAACCAACATATCTTTTCTTATTTCTCCTTGGAATACAACCAATAAAGGCTCGATTCTTTTGTTAAAGGTATTCATCGCTCGGGCAACATTGTAATCACCCTTTAGATTTGGATCATTAGCGAGTTGTTCTTGGTCAATGAGGTAACAATTCAACTGAACATAAGATTCGGTATCCTGAAGTACTGCACCCGTTTTATCCAAATATTTTTTTCTTTGTAAATCACTATATCTTTTAGCCGGTACCTTCTGTACATCACCATGTGAGGATTTTTCACCGTTATTTACATACATTATGACATCACCAAGATTCAAATTCAGATTGTTTCTAAGGGCAAGCTCCATATGTGCTTGACGTGACATCAGTGAACCCGCTTTAGTCTTTTGAGTACAACGGGTATTGTAGTCATCCAAACTTTGTTTCACCTTCGCCCTCTGAGCAATCTTGATAAGGGGAATATCCTTCGTAAAGATTCTATCAATATATTCATAGTAATATTCAATAAATTCTTTACCCTTACCATTCAACAACATTTTTATTCCCTTGTCCAAGAAGTCTTCGATATATCCAGGTAATCTTTTGGACTTGATGGTATTACCAACCAATTTTATTTTACCTGAATCTGTCATCAGAGCATAGTTCTTACGAGCTAGATTGATACACGAAGGCCAAACACCATCGTTATCGAGAGCCATTTCTCCCCTCATAAAGATATCGTTGTATTCTGCAATATCTGCCGAAGCTCCCGTGTATTCTTGACCTTCTTTTACCTTCCAGTTCAGTCCACGACCAATATATTTTCTTTTTGAAATATCAGGAGGTGCCGAGAAGTTTACACCATCAGTATCCATTACCAAGGGTTCATAACCTCTTTTGATAAAATAAGAAATCATTTGACGAAGATACTGACGACCAGTACAGGTAATTTGTTCACCCATATACATGTCACCCCAATGAAAGACCTGAGGAGCGGATAACGCACCAAACATCGAGTTGATAAAGATCTTAATCGGTAATTGTTTTCTGTCGTAAGACTGCGATTTCTTAGGGTCACTTTCAGAGAATTCCTCAGCAAGTTGTTTATAGGAAATACGAGAATCACGGAAGTATTTCAGAAGTCCCTTCATCGCACCTGTGACATCACACTTTGGGAATACATCGTGTACAAGTTGAATGGAAGGATATAGTGATGAAAAGTCGAGTTTCAAAACATTGGTAGAATACCCGACCTTAATAAGACGAGATAGTCCACCAACAAAGTCCGTCTTAGATTGTTTTGAAGGGATTGCCAAATTGTACTTATACGACCATGCCAACATAATCATCTTCCATAGAGTTGCGGTACCCATCGTGCTAACACGTTCGTAGGTGGTGGGAACCAAAGACGCAAGAAGGAATGAACCTTGATTGAATTCATCATCTACCCGTAAGGTTTCATCCAAGTCATCATCGAGATATTGTTCCACAATCTTATCACCTGTGACCTTCTTATATACATCAGGGAACTTCATATCCAAATCAAGAAACTTAGGGTCACTACATTTTTTGTACTTACCATTTTTGATGTTGAGCCAATACTCTTCTTTCTTTTGGTACATAGACCCAATTTCGGTGTGGTCGATATATACACGATCCTCGTCTTCGATCTGCAGATATTGTGTAATATACTTCAATCCAGCACTCTTGATGTTAGAATTGATAGCCTGAGCCCTTCTGACAGAGTGAAGAATGTCAATAACGTTGTAACCCCAAATAGAGACCTGTGGGTACCTTTCTACCTCATTAGCCAATTTCAACATCTGTTCCTTTTGTGTGATAGTCCTTTGAGGATTCAAAGACTTACAAACCTTTTTTACATCCAACCCAAGAGCCTTACTCCTTTCAAAGATCCAATTCCAGTCAAAGTTGAATGAGTTATAACCACCAATAATAGAAGGCTTCAACTCGTTTATAATATCGAAAAATTTGATAATCCCAAGACGTTCTTTTTCCTCCGTGTCACACTCAATGACCTCGTGGAATCCCTTGTTGGTTTTCATACCAATCATAAAAATACGACCATCTTTAGGTTCCAAAGAAGTTGTTTCCAAGTCAAATACAATACGAGTGATGTCGTTGTATTCCTCATAACCCTTAAACAATCTCTTTTCCTTCTGAATAAGATATTGTTCAACGGGTGGTAACATCAAAAATAAATCACGAACCTTTTCACCCCAAGGGTCAATCCCACCATCTCGGAAGAACTGAATCAAAGATCGATAACCCGATAAAGACTTCACCATAAAGGATAACCCGGTCTCCAAACGTTCATCACCATGAGTATCGAGTTTGTCAATTACAATCTTGTATTTTGACATAGCCTCCTTTTGAAGCGCCTTGGATCCCTGATAAAAGTTTTGGTTTCTTAGGTCTCCAACCCAAGCGAAAGGGATAAAATTGTCTTTTATAATTGCCTTACCCTTTCCTGGTATTTCCTTGATCTTGTAAATAGAATCCGAAACATAATCAAACTCTATTGATACAATGAATTGTTCGGGGTCGTTACCCTCCAAAAATGTTCTTATTTCCTCCGTTGATATCATCAATTATATTATTACCGAGTGACATATTATCTTCCATGTATAATGGAGTTCGTCTTCTCATTCAGTTTCAAATATAGATAAAAATCAATCGGTCGTCAACAACAGGGGGTGTCAGCAATAAAACTATCTTGGATATTGATATACAGTTCATCTCGGATCGGAACAATCAAATCACCCTGAGGGCCACCCAATAACGCTGAGTTATACTTTATAAGGAATTGACCCAAATACCTACCCGGTGTGTTTGTATCCCTTTTAGTAAATCTGTAAAATACATAATACTCAGGATCGGCATTTACATCTAATCCTGTTAACTCAACAATATAAGCGGGTCTTGATACTATCTTTGGAATACCTGTTTCAGAATTTATCATTGTAAAGGAAATGACAGCATCGGCCAAAGAATCCATAAAAGTTTGAAAATCACTTCTACCATCACGTACCACTTGCATTTTTAACAAGGGTAGGGTTGCATTTTTCATTATATAAAAATCCATAGATAGTTTTTATAATAAATACCAACTAAGATTCTTTTCTCAGTTTTCCATCATAAAATTCGAATCTATTGTGCTCCGTGGGTGTCATCAATAACATAGCAGGTTTAATATTACCTTTTACTGTTTCTTGATAAATGTAACTCATCCATGTTTGTTCAAAGGGATGAGCCCACTTATCAGTCAAAAACATTTTTCTGTTTCCATCTTTTGAAACAATTTGGGGCCAATTACAATAATATATCTCACCATCAATAAACGGTATTCCTCGATAAGATCTAATATTATTAAACTTTGTTCTTGGAGCATTCGGATCTTGACCCTGAACAGGTAGATTGGGTTTTTCAGGCCATCGTTCTTTTCTGAAAGATTGTGGGACATTATACCAAGACCATTGGATTCCATTGTCACCAAAGAATTCTGTATAATTAAGTTTTAAAAAATCATAACCATAGTTTTTTACAATATCTAAAGTATGACGATACATATTTTTTTCATATCTGTTAAAACCATTTTTACATACTTCACCCTTTTTAGGAAAGAAAAACATATCGTCCTCGAAGAATAAATAA